GTTAAATGCAAATGTGCCGCTGGTAGCCATTACACAAATCGACCTTGAGTCTTTCCGCGAATAGCTACGCCATCAATGGGTTTTGATCTGGTTCGCCCTCCAGAACGCATTTTTGCAGCCCCATCTATAGCTGCTTTTAGTTTTAATTTCTCTGCATCCTCAGCTTCTTTTGCAAGTTTTTCTCTAGCCTCTCGCTTATCATCTTGCCTTCTAGTAAGCAGCGATGGAATAATTCCTGCATGCTCTATTAACCCCTCCCCTTTAATTAGGGATGCTATCGGAGAAACATCTGATAATTTTAAACCCATTATTTGCCTCCAAATTTTTGTTTTTGGTTTTTTGGCGGACTCTTTTTACTGCCGCCTTTTCCTGACCAAAAAAGTTTATCCGCCCAGTAAGCTGCGCTAGTCTTACCTTTTTTTATATTCTTGGCATGCCTTGCCTTAAATGATTTTCTAGCTTCTGCAGAATAATTGTGACCCATTTTTTGGTCACCAAATCTAATAATTCGAACTTTGCCATCATCTCTTATCGCTACAACACCCTTTTTTGTTGGGTGGCTAGGAGTTCTTTTTGGCTTATTTAAACCAGAAACACCTGCTTTTTTTAAACGATTTTTTTCTGCATCAGTCAAACTCATTTACGATGCCTCGCAGTTTTTTTAGCTATCTTCTTTGGTTGCTTAGAATGCTGCTTGCCTTTTTTTGTATCGGCTCTTTTCTTTTTAGAAGTAGCCGCATACTCTTTATCAGTCAAAGCTTTCCTAGCTTTTTTTGGAAGATACCGTTCACCTGTAGCTTTCTTACCTTGAGTTGAGGGTTTTCCAGACTTAGTTCCCCATTCTTCCTTTGTCCATTTCTTAAGGGACTTTTGAGACTTTTTAAGAGCCATTAATCTCGATAGCCTCCGCCAGCATCTTTATAACGCTTTGCTAGCATTTGAGCTTTTCTTGCCGACCATTGGCCACTCTTGCCACCCTTAGATCCAGATTTTATTTCACTAAACAATCTTTTTCTTAAGGCTGGTTTTGTATAATTGCCAGCCTCATTTACACGAGACTTGGCTTTCTTTTTTGGTGCAGCTTTTTTCTTTGCTTTAGCCATAGCTTTTTTTAACTTGCATGACAATGTTATAAGTATCGCCCGACCCAGCGCCTACAGTGGTAAACGCAACGTCTCCAGTTTTACCTGATCCTGCATTATTAGGAATGCCGCTAAAGCTAGTAAAATCTATAGAGTCTGCCCAATCGGAATTAAGCTCCCAAGCAAGCACATCTGTAGTTGCATCAAATAAAATTTTAACGCCCATGCCAACAGTGACGTACCAAATGTATTGGATGCTTACACCAGAACAAGCTTTACCTGTCATGGGGTCTGGGCTAAGAGCTGATACATCAATTTTTGTAACAGCCGCCTCACCCGTTCCGTCAGAGGTATTAGAAAAGCGGAAGATAGCAAACTTGCCGTCTTCTTGTATTGTTTGTGTAGCTACTGCATCAGCCATTATGTCCTCCAATAAAGGGGACGTAGTCCCCTATACAATTAAGAAAGGTTATTGTTTTGGATGTAAAGAACAGTAGCTGTTGCAGCTCCGGTAGTTCCGTCTTCAGTTGCAGCAACAAAATCGGCGTAAACATAAATGTCTGTTGAGCCTACATCAGTTGCTTCTGTGTCAAGAGTACCGTGAGTAGTAGCCAAAGCTTTAACGCTAGTCGCAGCAACAAACGCATCTCCGTCAGCAGAAGTTCCAACGGCTACGGTAGCAGCACCGGAGTCATTGTTTACTGTCGTAACGTTCAAGATAACGTCTACAATCTGAGAGTTTGCCGGGATAACGGCAACTTGCTGATTTAAAGAATCTGCTCCAATAATATCTAAAACAGCAGATTGAGCCATAACAACAGACCCAACGTTAGCTACATCAGTACCTACAGTAGATCCTGTAGTATCTTTAATGTTTCCAGCTTTAATTGGGCCAGAAAAAGTAGTAGTTCCCATGTGATTTCTCCTGTCTTGGGATTGTCAGTGTTTCACATGAAACATCTGTCAGGAAAGAATATAACAAAAAGGGGGCTAATGCCCCCCTTAAGTTTAACTTGAACCGGGAGACCCGTAAATTCCAAGTGGATCAGAAACCCCGAAGGAGTAACGTTCACGCGCCTTATAGCGCACGTTACCTGTATCGAAGTCACCATCCATAGAAGTTTCGAGTGGAGTCCGTTCAAAGTGCTTCATACCATTAGGAATATCCGTAATGATAAAGAAAGCATTGCTATCGGTCAGATAGTGGTTAACGCTGTAACCTTCTGGGATTGCGCCCATGTTACGAATAGCGTTAATGTCGTTGTCCGCCGTGCCAACTCGCTGAGTAGATTCCAACAGACGATCTGCTGTAAACATCAAAGCGGGTGGTACAATCAAGCGACGAGGACGCGCAGCAATTAACAAGCCTCTTTCGTCGGTGAAGGCAGCAATGTCAATAATTGCATTTTCCAAAGACGTTTCATTGAGGTCAGCAGCCGTCACAGGACGGTTGTTGTTTTTGCCGCCACTAACCAATGGGTGACCATCGCCACCGGCAACTCCGTCACCAGAAGCAGTGAACAGGTTTACACCGTCCCCAGACTGATAACTATTAGAGAAGCCATTGTTAAGAGGGAATACCGACTTAACTTGCTTAGTGTATGCCATAGCGCGGGCAAGAGCCTTGGTATAACGAGCAGACAATGAGTCATACAAGTTATCTTCCATAGCTTCTTCGGTAATACTAAAGCCCATAGCAATTGTTTCATGATTGTAGCGAGCCGTGAAAGATTCTTGTGCAGAATCATAACTGATGGCAGCGCCTTCAGCTTTGACTGGTGCAGCAGCAAATCCAGACAGCTTTACTTCTTCTTCAAAAGAACGATCAGAACTTTCAGTCTCATAAATGAGAGTGTGTTCATCTTCGTATTTTTCGTACTCCAAGCCAAAAAGAGCATTAAGCCCCGGCAGGAGTTCTTTAAGCATTTGCGCTCTTGAAATAGCCATTACTTAATTCTCCTTAAATGCCAGTTGTATTGTCGTACTGATGACCTACGTTGAACTTCATAATGATGTCCGTGTAAGCATCGCCTATAGCACTGTCTGGCCCGTCAACAAAATCAATAACGCGGAAAGGCAGCGTTGCTGTTGTGTTTGCGGTGCTTGCATCGGCAGCATTTCTGCTACGTCCAATGCTAGTTGAGCCAGCCGTGTAGGCTACGTCAATGTTATTCCCAAGATTTGTTTGGGCTAAAGAGCCGTCCGCTTGCATGCGGAACAATACATTGGGATCGTCTACAACATACGCCATGATATCCGAAGCGGCAGTAGACGCTGGGAAATACTGAGAGAACGTTAGTTGATTGGTGTTGGGATCTGTGTAAGAACAACCTACAAAAACACCGACAAAGGCAGGGGTTCCTGCTGCGTCAGTGGTAGTTTCTTTTTCTACAGTTCCTGCTGCTACGAGTTTTACAAAATCGCCGTAAAATATAGCGGTGCCGTAACCACTTGCAATCTTAATATGCCGAACTTTTCCTGTAAAAGAGCCGCTAGCACTAAGAGTATCAGTAGGTTCTGCACCCATTGGGGTTGCAGTAATAGCCATTTTTGGCCTCCTTACTAATTAGAAGCCTCTCTTTCGAGTTTAACTTCTGCCGAATGTTGTTCTCGTATTTCGCTCAGGTTTCATAAGCGGCATACGAGGGTCATTTTCACGCAAGAAGTTGTTATCAACAGACTCCATCTGATTTGATGCGACCTGTTCGAAGTGTCTGGTTCGTGCATTGATCTTCTCCGAAGGAGCTTTACAAAGCAATAAACCGCCAACTTCAACATTGCCTACAAATCTTGAGTTCAAGTCTGACTGAATTTCTAGCTCTGGATGATCTTCTGCCTTTACAGGAATCCAACCTTCTCTCATTGATCTAGAAACATTTGTATTGTCAGCTTGACCCAGAATACTAGTCCGAATCCAACGGAACGTCCAACCATCTTGAGGCGTGGGTTCAGGCAAAATAGATGCCGGTGACCAACTATCATCTGGTCGATACTGTTCTTCTTTTCGCGTGTCGCTTTCTCTAGGGGTGCGCTCTGTTGCCATTACCATTCTCCTTTTAGAGCATCTCGGCGTGTCGGGCATACTGTTCATTTGTTAACCCAAGTCGCTTGGCGAGGGCTACTTGAGTGGCCGTTAACCGTACTTTGCGCGGTTTAGCACCATTATTCCTTGCGGAAGGTGCCACCACCGTCGAGGGTCGATTAGTCGTCACGGTCGCGCTACGGCCATTTGTATCGCTTGAATCCGACCAATCGTAATCTGGAAATGCTGATCTTACTTTGCCATCTATGTAATCAAAATACTCTTTTGATCTTACATCAATGCCTGATCGAACAGCTTGCGTATGTGCCCCATAGGCTAACGCAGTCATATCTTCATAACCTTCAGCCATAAACCAGTTGTTTTTTTGAGCCCATTGCTCTGCTTCTGGTGTAACTTGTGGCTGAACTTGTTGTTGAGCAGCTACGTTTTGAGCAGCTCTTCTTGCAATATCTTGCTGATACGCTTGTTGTTGATAAGCCTGAGCGTTCTGAGCTTGATTGTTTAGGTTGTTTCTATACCTTTCAATCTCAGATAACTCTGATTGAGCTTTAAGCATTTGCTCTTGAGTATTTACTACTCCATCCGTATCGCCTTCTTCATAAGCTTTACGGTAGCCTTCTTTTGCTTGCTCTAATCTTAAGTGGGCTCTTTCTCTGATCTGCTCAACTAATGCTGCTTCGCCTCTACTTATTAGAGACTCTTGCTCTTGAGCTTTATTTGCGTATTGCTGAGCAACCTTGACAGCTTCTTCTCGCATTCTTTCTGCGGATTCTCGCTGACGGCGCTCTTCGTGATAATCAAACTTAAGCTTATTAAGCCTTTTCTGAACTTTATCAGAATACTGGCCAAGCTCTTCGTCGTCATCACTAGAACTTTGCGAAGCTTTAGCGGGTCTCCTGTCTTCTTGAGGACGGTCATCAACAATTTCAAACTCGTACTCGCTAGACTCAGAGCCCGTTTCGGCTTGCTTCTTTTTTCCGTGCGTAGTTTTTATGCCGAAAAATTTTTCTTCTGCGCTGTGAGAACTATCTTGTTCCTCAGGAACTTGATCTTCTATTACTTCACTCATGCTTTTACGATCCCCCTTGGGTCTTCAACTACAGCTTCAACACTGTCATCGTTTATTAACCGGAACTCTTTGCCGTGAACTTTGAATCGAGTGCCTGAGTAAGACCTCATAATGATCCAATCGCCCTCTTCACAAAAAGAACCAGAAGGGAATCTATTCGCATCTTTGTAGCAATCTGGCCCCATTTTAAGAACCATCCCGCAGATAGAACCAAGCTCTTCTTCCTGAAGAGTTTTCTTGGATTTAATTATCCCGCCATCATATTCTGAATCGGGATCTGGTAGCGCAATCAAAATCTTATAGCCTTTAGGCTCAGGAAGTTGGTTTGCGTTTCGAGACTCTTTGGTCTCTAGTTGCTGAGCAGTTTCGCTCATATACTCTCCTTTGCATCGGGAAAACGCCCGAAGTCGTTTGCACTAGGAAAACGCCTAGAGTCGTTATTGCGCGTTCTCGTATCGAGACTTAGCGTCTAATATCTCTCGTTCAGCTTGTGCTAAACCCTGAATAATTCCGCAGCATTTTGTGTACTCTGCAAAATCTTTACATCCGCCACCACTAATGTGATCACTTATGTCATTCATCTGATCTCTAACATTTGACCTCAAATAATCAAATATGTCTACTTCTTTTGTCATTTATTTCCCATAATATCTTTAGCAACTTGGACACCAAGCTTAGCCCCATCTATTTCATTTTGGGATGCTATCCTAGAAGCTTCTAATTCTTCCTTAGAATTAGTCTCAGCTATCTTTGCTCCAATTTTTGCAGTCTCTAATCTTTCTTGCTGGTCTAATCGCTCTCTATCCAGCTCTGATTTCATCATAAGTTTCTGCATATCTAGCTGTATCTTAGCCATTTCGGCTTGAGCACGTTGCTGAACCTCTTGCTGTTTAATCTGAAGCTCTTGTTGTTGCATTTGCACTATAGGATCTTGAGCTTTTTGTTGAGCTTGCTGCGCTTGCTGCTCTCTTGCCGCTTTGCCTGTAATTTGCGCCGCAGCAGGAGCTACCAGTCTGGATATTCTGTACTCAATATCTTCAGGCAGCGACTCTTCTGGGGTTGGAAGCTCTACTCCAAGTTCTTTTTCTATTTCTTGCCTGTACTTGAACGCCAAGTGCTCTTGTACATGCGCCGACATCTCCGCCATAGCTTTCTTTGCGTTGGGGCTTTTGCCCATTATTTCCATAACCTGCGGATTTTGCGTCAAACTCATGTGAGTCTGGATGTGAGCTTCGTGATCTTGGTAGATAAACGCTTTGACAGGCTTACCATTAATGATATCCATGTTTTCACTAACAGGATCAGTGGGTTTCATGTCCTTATCTGTAGGAACAATCTTTTCTGCGTCCTGAATGCCCAATATATCTAGCATTTGACGGTGCAATAACGGCATATCGTACATTTCTGGGGCTTGAGCCGCTAATTGCAGAGCTGCTTGGTACTGCATTATCCTTTGAGCCATCGTTCCAGCGTTAGGATCGCTGACAGGAATGATATCTACGCGATCATCGAAGTCTTCAGAGACTAAATCGTCGGTATCAGGCAGGTATGGGTACTTTTCGGGCCCAAAATCCCTTACAAGACCACTTAATATCCTTAATTCTACGCGCATAGAGGCGTGTAATCGGGCCTGAATGGCGCTCATTACCTTCATTGACCGCTCAAGTATGGCCAATGTTGTGCCAACAGGGGCTTCTGCGTTCATATCTGCAGCTTTAACGTCTGCTGCGGAGGCAAATCGCCTACCTTCTTCTACAATATCGCCCATCAACTGATACAAAACGTTGCTTGGCTCTTTATATGGCATGAAGCTGATGTTGTCTTTGATCGCTCCACCCGGAACATCTACGTCTCGGAACTCTCCGGGCATGATTGGGGTGTCATCACCCTTAATTCTTAGCCCTCTAGACTTAAGTCCGCCCGGAAGATTAGATAAAGTGCCTGCGTCTACTAATTGACGGAGTAATGATGTAGCCGATTTGGCTAGTCCACCTATCATGTGGATCAATCCAAACCCATAAAATCCTAATCCGGGTATATATTGGTAATGAACGAAGTGCTCACGCTTTGTTTTTAGGTTATCGCCCTCATACCAATTGCGCCGTATAGATAATATTTCTCTAGAGCCAAGGTCTATTGATACAACATAAGGCAGAGCAATGCCTGTAGGCTCTCCGCCCTCTTCGTCTTCAAAGCCTACAAGGTCTAAATTTACTTGCATCTCCAAGATAGTGTGCCTTGAGTCCAGATCGTAACTGGCGCTGTCTCCGGTCAGCCTATTATATTTTTCCTCAATCCTATCAACATCATTAGAAGGAGCCCCAAGTTCTATGTCTTTATAAAAACCAGACACCTGAAGCTTGCGGATCTCATTAGAAGTCCGCTTCATGATGTGAGTAGCTCTTTCACAGGTTGTTAGGTCTGACGCTCCATAGCTAACAACAAAGTCTTCTGCTGGAACAAACATGCTGCACGGTCTGCCCATGCTGGGATCATAGTAGATCTTTCTAAAAGCACTGCCCGCTAACGGCAAAGAAAACAACATCTTCTCGGTTTCCGAGCGATACTCTGTCATTTTTTCTGTAAGCAGGTAGTTTAAATAATTCTGAACCCTGTAAGCTTGCTTTTCTTTATCATCAGTTATTGCGCCAACAACTGAAGTTTTTACAGGCCCGCTTGCTGGGAATAGCTCTTGTATGGACTGAGACTGGAACTTGATTACAGACTCAGAAAGCAATGGATGAAAGACCCCACAAGCACCGTCCCACGGTGTGGTTCTGTCTTCATTCTTAAGGCCAAGCAAATCTAGGCCATCAACATAGGCTCTTTCCCAATCTGCACGACTTTCTTTGTCAGACTTAAACTGCCCAACAAGCTCAGATGCCATTACACTTAACTCTGCATCATCGACAACGTCTGCTAAGTTAGCATCATGGGGAAGCATTCCTAGCGATGCTAGCGTGCTTGCATCAGGATCAAAATCTAAAATAACCCCGCCATCTTCTGTTTCAATAGAAACAGCCTCAGGGTTTTCTATTTCAATCTCAATGTCGCCTCCTTCTCCAACCAGTGGATTGGAGCGAAGAGTTCTATCGATAGCCATTAGCCATTCTTTCCAAATTCTTGAGGTCTTGCTGCGCCAGATCCGCGAGCTATTGTTTTACCTCCGGTCTTGCCGCCTTTGGCCATGCCCTTAGTCTTACCGCCCATAAAATAACCTTTAGTCGTTGGGACTTTTCGCCCAGAACTCATTTTGCCAACGCCATCAGCAGCAAAGAAAGGAACCTCTTTGCCCTGCTTATTGGTGGTCATTTTTAATTTACCGCCCTTAGACATTCCTTTAGTCTTGCCACCTAGCATGTAACCTTTAGTTTTTTTCATTTAATCCTCACTGTACAGGTTGTCAAAAACCCGCTTTGTGTCATGAATATACTCTACATCATCTTTCGAGTTGTAGGTTCGTTGATTAGGCCTAAAGTCTGGAGCGCCAACTCCAGTTTCAAACCAAGCTGGATGCGTCACCCTTACTCTATTATTAGGCAGGGCAACAATATTTCCCGTGTACTCGCCAGCATTAAGCAACTCTAGCACATGGCTTTGTTTATGCTGAGCTGGATCATCCGCCACCTCATTATCTGTGTAGTCTACAGTAAAGTAATACTTTGCTGGGTAAAACTCTCCATCTACTTTAGCAAACCAAGGCGCTGGGCTTGCTCTTTCTATCTGATAAACTGCATGAGTATGCGACATACAATCCCAAGGTTGTGCCGCCCATACGGGTAATTCATTGGGCCACTCTTCAAAAGGAGTGTCGCCCACCAAAGCGGTAATAGGCATTCTAGCCCACATCGCTCCGCCATGAACATTTTGTTGTTCTTCATCATCGTAAGTTTCAGCGCCAGTAAAAATAACCTGAAAACTTAAGCATCTTTTTGGCATCGTTGTAACAGCGACAGCCATTGCATGCAAAAACTCGCCATGATATTTCTGGTTGTTATGGGTGTACTCTCGTCTAACCCAACATTTAAAGTAGGGAATATTGCTCTGCAAGAACGCCATTAGTAGTAGGTAGCCTTTTTGGGATAAAACGGTTCGTCTTCCTCATCGCTGTTTAGCTTCAGGAATCCGCCCTGTCTAAACCTAAGCAATGCCTGCGTAGAGGAGTCAACAAGGTCATCATGTTCCCCTGCTGGAAATGCAGCAAACTCTTCAATAACTTCTTCTGCGAACCTTAACTCAGGTGCCCAAACAATACCGGACGCAAAAAGATCTGATACAGCGTTTACCCTAGAAATCTTATCGTTACCTCTGGACGGAGTATACTCGGAAACCGGAATGCCCATTGATCTTAACTCAAATATTAGGGGCGTTCCTGCTGCTTTGGCTTCTACGATAAAGGCATCAGGTTGCCAATCAACCCACATTTCATAAGCTTTTTTCTTAAGCTCCGGGAACTCTAGCCTTTCTTTATGTGCATCCAGAAGAATAATATTTGGCTGTTCAATACCTGAGCTGTCTGGGTGATAAAAAACTCCCCACGTTGTACATGCCGAGAAGTCAGATCTTTGTGTTTTAAGAAATGCTGTATCCCAAGATTGGATAATAAACTCGCACATTGGAGGATTGTCTTTCTCCCAAGTCCTCCACCAGTCTCTTTTAACTAACGCGCCCTCTTCTGAGGTTGGGTTTTGTTGGTACTGGGCGTTCCATTTTGGAGCAGGTAGCTCGTTTCTTAAAGCCTCTAGTTCGTCTTTAGGCCAGAACTCAGGCCAAAGCGGCTCATCTGACGGCATTAAAGCAGGGAACTCTATAAGTTCCCATTCATCTGATCCTACTCTTTGCAGGGATGATTTTAGTATTTGTCCTGTTAAGTCTCGTTTATGCCAACGAGTCATAACAACAATGATCGATCCTCCGGGTTGGAGGCGCTGTCGAGGCCCAGATGTATACCAGTCATATACACGGTCAAAGACGGAAGGGTCAGAGCTTTGACCTTCTTGCTCACTATGAGGGTCGTCGATAACAAGAAGATCCGCGCCTTTACCTGTAACTGCACCTCCAACACCAATAGCGAAGTATTCGCCACCTTTGTTGGTACTCCATCGACCAGCGGCCTTGGAGTCAGACCTCAACAGCACATTCGGAAATATAGACTTATAGTCATCACTGTCTACAAGGTTTCTAACTTTACGCCCGAAACCAACAGATAATTCTGCGGTGTGAGCGGTTTGAATTATTTTCTTTTCAGGATAGTTGCCCAAAAACCATGCGGGCAATAAAAACGATGCAAACTCAGACTTGGTATGCCTTGGTGGCATATTAACAATAAGTCTTTTAAGTTCTCCTTTGGCAACACGTTCAAAAGCATTGGCCATGATCTTATGATGCCGCCCTTCAATAAAAGCCGGCCAAACCTTATTGACAAACCCTATGAAGGTATTCCTAGCCTTTTCTTTCTTTTCAGCATCTTCTAGCTCTTCCAAAAGAATAAGAATTTCTTCTTGATCCTTAACTGGCAGCTTATCAATGTTTTTTAAAAGATTAGGATCTATTCGATCTTCTATAGCCATACTTAAAACTTAGCCCTCTACTTAGTCTTAGTAGTCTACTTAGTCTTAGCAGGCTACTTAAAAGCAGACTTCTAAGATATTGCTTACTTACTGTCGTTCCCTTCAAGGGAAACGACATAGCCTACTTTGACTTAGTAGACTACTTAGTACGCAGTTGTCACTTTGATTATAGCATATTGCCCCCCCTTGACAGATAAGTCAAACAAGTAAGCCAAAAATTTGCAAAATTTTTTTAGGGCATGGGACTCCCAGTGCAAAAGTTGAAAACAAAAGGGGTGACAAATTACATGTGACATGTTTTCTGACAGAAAAAAGGGTAATTATTTGAGCGTATTACTATGTATATGTATGTGTATGCACGCCGTGCGCTCAGGGGGGGTGGGGGTCATGGCGGGCAAGGTGCGTGCGTGGGCAAATGCGCCTATGCATGCGCCAGTGCGATGCGAGTGCGTGGGCTCAGTGGATGTCCTCGCCGGCATCGGGCCCATGAGCAGCATCGACACCCTCCCAGCTCAGGCCTGCAAGTCTCTGCTCCAACTCAGCAGCCACCTCAGATGCATCCCTCTCCTTGGTGGTCACGTTGACCTCGGTAGTGAACAGACCAGCAGCTTTGCCTAGCAGCTCGGCAGCTCTAAGCTTGGCTGTGTCAGTGGGCTCTGCAGAATCCATCCACCCTCGAAGCCTGCTCAGCACTTTCTCTCTGTCAGAGAGGGCAGAAGCTGCAACAGCGCGTTCCCTAGCAGCAATTAACGTATCCACCCTTGACCTAATCTCAACCTGACCCATCAGCCTTGACGCTAGCGTATGGATGCTCGCAGCCGTGGTTGAGTCACTGGGCTCGTATGCTTCACGGTAGGCATCGGCTTGGGTCATACCTGACGCTACGCATCGACAGAAATGCAGTTGTTTGGGAGTCATATCTTTAGCGGCCATGTTGATTTACCCATCAATGATTAATCACCGGATTCTACCGAACGAGAAACCCCCTGCACATAAAGCTATGATCTGTCAACGTTGACATTCGACATGCTTTGTGCCTTGCGATTTAAATATTTATCACAAAATACTTGACAGTGATTAGACGCATTCTGAGCCCCTCTGAGGCGTTTTAGGGTTACCCCTAGCCATTGGTCAAGTAATGACAGAAAACGTCTTACAAAGAAGATACCTTATATATCAATGACTTATGACACACCTAAAGTCTTGCTTCTACTTATGCAAAAAAAACAACTCAAATGGCTGGGGCTAAATCCGGATAATGCCCCCGACTGCTGTGTTCTGTGTACCACTGGTTTTAATAACGTAGCAATTGGCAGGCTATCTCAACCCCTAATAAATCCCTGCTCCTCAATATATTCGTGGCTAGTTGTCATTAATCATTCAATAGGTGTTGCGTGTCATATGTAGTCTGTGTGTATAATGCGCTCACGGGCGACGAGGAGCCCAGCGGTACTGGACAGACATACAGTACGCGAATCCTGCGGGGCGAGAGCCCTTCCCCAGTGAAGCGAGCCACTGTACTGCAGGTGGTCGACGGTAAGACCGGAGCTGAGGGGGACTGAACGGCACAGGATATTGTCGGCGGGGCGGCGGTCACTCAATGCTCATATATGTCTGCATCTGATGCTGATGCACTGACGAGACCCAGCAGGTCGAAACATATCTAGGAGATATCAACATGATCAATCACAAAATCACTGCCGCTAAAGCTATCCGAGCCACCTTCAACGCAACGCAACGTGAGCTACTGAGCCAGTCTTATCTAGGCGACGAGGCTTTAATCGAGAGGCTTAGAGAGGCCCAAGAGCAGTACGCTGTGTTCAAGCAAATCGTTGCCGAGATCAAGGAAGAGGACGAAAGCCTGTACGCCAGCGAAATCCTCGGGGTGTAAGAATCCTACTGATGAGATCCAGTGGTGCGGATCGAAACGCCGCAAGGCGTATAGGAAACCAATCTAGGAGAATCAAGATGGACTATATAGTTTGCAAGCATTGCCTCAGCGATAACCTGAGCGACTTGGACGATAGCAATGTCTTAAAGGGGCTGGCCTTTTACTGCCACGAATGCGAGTTCACTGTCCCTTACAAGTGGATCAAGCAATCACCATATGAGGTGCAGTCATGATAGATGAGCTGATCATTCAATTGTGCCTTATCGGTTTCGGTGTTTGCCTTGGGGGCGGCGCTGTTGCCATTTACTTCATTAATCAAATCAAGGGTGAAGAGCGATTCATTCTGTCCCTGTTTCGTGAGATGAGAGAAATCAATCCAGTGTTCAACAGAGAGCTGGAGATAGCATTCGAGAGAGTAGAGAGGGCGAAATCATGAGCAACATGGACAAATTAAGACTTAACCAGCAACTAAACCAACTAACGCCGCAGATTGTCGCGTTAGAGTTATCGGGTCAAACCCGCTACACGTCCAATGAGTGCGCGTTACTCTGGCAAGAAGCTCGCCGCATTCAATACCTAATCAAAAATCTACACTGAGGAGAGAAATCATGAGCAACTGGCACAGCGACTACATCCGAGAATGTAAGAAACGCAGCACCGATTCATTGAGGTACGTCATCGAAGACTGCCGTCAGGCTCTGGCGGCAATGCCTGATAACCCCAAGGCCGGACAGTATCAGGATGAAATCCTCTACTGCTTTTCTGAACTCAAGCGCCGAGAGCATCGCCCACACTGATGAGGCTGATTGGATACCAGCCGAAACCCCTTCGGGGTCTGTGGAATCCACCACAATTACTAGGAGTAATAAACCATGCAGTATTCAAACATTGCGACTGTGTCACTCAACCAAGCGGCCACCATTGTGGAGTCGCTTATCCCTCACAAGGTACGCCCCGTTTTTCTCTGGGGTGCGTTCGGCGTGGGTAAATCATCCATTGTGCAGTCAATCGTTGCGTCTCTCTCTGAGCAGACCGGCAATCAGTGGGGTCTCATCGACGTTCGAGCGTCCCAGCTTGATGCTGTCGATACCCGAGGCATCCCTGACCTTGTCGATGGACGCACTGCGTTTGCATTGCCCGACTGGTTACCGCGTGTTGACCGTGACGGCGAGCACGGCATCCTGTTCACCGACGAGCTGCTTCTTGGGTCTGTGTCAGTCCAATCATCGTTGTACCAGCTAATCAATGACAGACAGCTTGGCGACTACGTTTTGCCTGAGGGTTGGAGAATCATCGCCGCGTCTAATCGATCATGTGATGGTGCCGGCGTTCATGGCCGACAGGACGCTGCCCTCATGACCCGATTTAGCGTGCAGCTCAACGTGGTGCCTGACGTTGACGAGTGGGTCAACTTCGCGGGATCGGCTGGCTATGCACCTGAGGTGATCGCCTTCATCGCTAACCGTGGCAAGCCAATTCTAAAGGGTGACGGTTCAATCGATCAGGCTGGACTGCTTCACGAATACCCAGAGGGTGGCATACCCAAGGGGTTCACTGCCGCTGCTACACCTCGCGGTTGGGAGTCTGTCTCTGCCATTTTGCAAGCTGGTTTACCCAAATCTTTAGAACACGCAGCCATTGAGGGTGCAGTGGGTAAGGGTGCTGCCGCTGAGTTCGTTGGATTCTTGCAGATTGTCCGCAACCTTCCAGATGCTGGCCATATCCTGCGAGACCCTGACTCAGCCAATGTGCCTGATGACCGAGAGCTGGCAACCAAGTACGCCATCGCCACGATACTGGCTCAACGTTGCGACAATCGAAATGTCGATAACGCTGTTAGTTATTTGCGGCGCATTGATGAAGAGTTGCTCGCGGTATTTTTCCTCATCGCCACCAATCGTGATAAAGATCTGAAGGCCTCTGAAGCCTACGTTCAATTCAAAATTGACACTCAACGTGTCGCAATCTAGGAGATTTAACAATGGATAAGATCCAGAACAACGCGTTACTGGTCAAGGTTACTTGCACCAAGTGGAACAACACAGTCACCGACAAGCGTATCAGCGACGAGGTCACTGTCGACAAGAATGCTGACGATGGATTCATTCGCGTCAGCAAGCGACTCGCCAAGGTTGCCGTGGTCAAGGAACTCAACAAGCTAATCGGCCAAGTGGGTAATTCGGTCATCCGCAAATGGTGCGTGCCTTGGGAGGATGGGGTTCACCTGATTACTGTCGATAACCTCGACAACTTCGAGCGCGACCTTAGAGCCAAGTCTGACAAGCTTGACGAGCTGAAGCTTGAGCTGCGGCGAGAATGGCCAGACATTGTCAGAGATGACCAGCTCAGACTCGGGTCTGCGTTCAACGCCTCTGATTACCCTGAGGTCGAGGCGATTGTCGGTAAGTACTCAATCAGCTACTTGCTACGCCAGCTACCCAGCGGTGACGACATTCGCGTCAATCTACCCAATGATCGGGTCAAGGCCATACGCGCCGAGGTTGAGCGTGATGTCAATGACCGTATCGAAGCTGGTATGAAGTCTGTCCATGACCGAGTAAGCAAGGTGCTCAACAGCTTTATCGATGGGCTTGATCGACACGGCACCAAGGGTGAGGGTCAACAGCGAGCCTCCAAGTTCAGCGACTCAACGGTCACTGCTATTGAGGAGTTGGCCGAGACTCTGCCCAACATCAACCTGACAGGTGACCCCGCATTGACGGCGGTATCGAATGATCTGATCTTAAGACTTAGAGACCTTGATCCCCAGAAGCTGCGCGATGACCCTGCTGAACGTAAGAATGCGGCAGACACTGCCCGTGACATCGCTTCTAAACTGACTGGATTTTTTGACTAGGAGATATCTATGAACGTGCAAATAGCTAAGGCGCGACAGCGCATGATTGCAGATCACCCCTTCTACGCCTGCTTGCTCTATCGATTGCAGCTTGTCGAGGATGCTGCCAACACGCCGACAATGGCCACTGATGGCAAGAGTATTTTCTTCAACCCTGCTTGGGTAGATAGCCTGACCGTGCCTGAGGTTGCCGGTGTGCTCGCTCATGAATGCGCTCACATCGGATACGGGCACCACCTGAGGAAAGATGGCCGTGATCATAAGCTTTGGAATCAAGCCTGTGATTACGCGATCAACGAAGGTCTGATTAAGGCTGGGTTCACCCTTCCAGATGACGGACTGTTCAATCGCAAGTATCGAGATTGGGCGGCTGAGCGGATCTACTCTGACATCAGCAAGCCTCAGCAGGACGAGGACGGAGAGGGTAGCAAGGCTGTTGACGGGGCTGACCCTTCATCTGACCCTTCATCTGACCAAGATGGCGATGACGACAGCTCACAATCTGACTCTGGAGCAACCTCACAATCTGACTCTGGCGTGCCTTGGGGTGAGGTTAGAGACGGGGTTGATGACGATGGCGAGCTGCTCGACGAGTCTGGCAAAGCTGAGGAGCAACGGTCTGTTGCGGCAGCAGTCAACCAAGCCGCTCAGGCTGAGCGCAAAGCTGGTCAGGGTTCGCTTGGTCAGGCTAGGGACATGATCGATTCGCTGAAGGGTGACTCTCAACCTTGGAATGAGATTCTGAGAGATGCTCTGCGCGATAGCGTGGTCACTGATCAGACCTACGCCAGACCTAACCGGAGGCTACTGTCTCGGGGGCTGAGGTTGCCGTCGAATATAACCGAGCCAACGGGCGAGCTGGTTGTCGCAGTTGACACCTCTTGCTCACTGGATGATCACGAACTATCAATCATCAGTCATCACATCGATGACATCGTGGCTGACATCAAGCCGACTAAGGTGTATGTGATCTATTGCGACTTCACAGTCAACCACGTTGACGAGTTCGAACGGGGCGATGACATCGTCCTGAAGATGCACGGCGGCGGCGGCACTGCGTTCAACCCACCATTCAACTGGTGTGAGCACAACGATGTGAACCCCAATGCTCTGGTCTACTTCACTGATGGACTGGCTGACGTTGGCCCGAATGCTTACTACGGTGAGAAGTTTTCAGTCCCAGACTACCCAGTATTCTGGCTGACTAACTTCACTGATCCGCAGTTTGATGGTTGCGAGCAGTTTGGTGAGATCATTAAGATCTAAATTAAGTGGGGGCTTCGGCCCCCAAGGAGAATGAAATGAGCTTGTTAAAAATTATTGACTGCCTAATAGATACAGTCGAAAGAACAACGGAATTATCCGAGGTTCACAACGATAAGGACGGAACCTCTGTCTCATGGGACGAGGTCTATGCTGCCAGAGAAGGTCTCACGCCCGAGAATTTAGCAGAGACATATTTCAGAAGCGTGACGTTTATCAACATGACAGAGGAGCTGGCTAAGATTCTCAGGGAACGAGACGTAACATATGGATATCGGTATGCGGGTGATACTCATGAAAAAGAAGCAGAGCTTATGCTTATCGATATTGGTATCAGGATAAAAACATAAGGGGGATGTATGTTCGAAGAAGAACGTAAAGTTTTAACTGGCTTTGTAATTGTTGCGGTGATCGCCGTATTTCTCTGGGTGTCTGAGCAAGATTACCAGCATGAGCTGGCAATGGAGAAAGAGTATCGAGAGATGGTATGCGCGGGACACTGGCCAGACTATTGGCAAACCAATCCAAACTGCGAGGATAAACAATGAGTACTTTAAACCCAATTGTTGTCGGCTTTATTGACGAGTTTGGTCAAGAGGCTTTTGACGAGAGCATACAACACTTAATTTATCTGATTGAAGACGGCCAGATTGACGATGCAATCGGCGGGTTGCTGAGGTTTGGCATGAACGACGACGAGATAGAGTCATTCTTAGAGACGCACGGTCATGGTTACTGCCTTCTGTTATGACATCTCTTAAGCCGGCTTGTGTTAAGTTATAAGAGCCAGCACTCCTAGCCGGTGGGCGGCGCACTGGCAAGCCTGACTGTTAGCTGGCACCCTTCATGACCAACGGTCAGGCACAGCCGCACTCTTGCATGTTGACTCAGACTATGAGATATTCTGAATCAAGAGACCACACACTCTTACCTTCCCGCACCAAAGAACCCCTGCTTCGAAAGGAGTGGGGGTTTTTTATTGCCTGCTCAATAGCTAACTTTCCCAAGGAAATTAGGGGTCATATTTTTTATTCCTTGAAACCCTGCATTTAAGGGTCTAGATTTTTATCAGAAATTGTGTTACCGCAGGAAAACATAACGTTGCTATTGGTAGCGAGGCTGGTAACAACGTTACAACAGGCGCACAAAACACAGCAGTAGGCGGAGGTTTTGCTAGACTTAAATGGTTTTTGCATTTAACCCTTATTAACAAAGGGCTGCGGGGTTTTTTTAGGGGTTCATTTTTCTGGGCAGAAAAACACACCAGTTGGGTAAATTAATTTCTGCTTAAAACTTTTCTCAACAGACTGATCTGGGCGAAGTCGTTGGTATGAACGTCATCGATTACATGAAGGGTTATTACTTGCTCACCTTCTAATCCCCAATTATCAATTACCCATCTCATGTAGCGAGAGTAGCGCATGAGGCCGCTCGACATCATGTCAGGCTTCCCACCGCCAAAGCTGCTTTGATTCATCGAAGGACTTTTTAAATAGACTTGAGCCCCCATCGCCAAGCCAATAACTCTTTCAGCTTCAAGGTGCTCGTCAACATTAATCAAATCTTTAATTAATAAGTGGTCAATAAATAATTGATCCCTTACTTTCGACCTAGCGAAACCGTTGCCCGCATCCTCTACGTCCACCTTGTGATGCTTGTGAAGGAGCGGGCTACCGATATCGTTTATTTTTAAATCAGATCCAGTCGTCATCTTTTTCATGCCAGCTTTTTGATGGCTGTAACGATGCCGGTATAGACAATGGTTGATAAACTGGCTCGGAGTACCTACCCGTTGGCACATCATAGGCTAGCTTTACCTTGCCAACCTTACCTATCCACTTGAACCTCACCTTCCAACAATGAATTTCAACGTCCCGATCCTTGTTCTGGTGAACCGTAATACCGAGGTCAGCCTTGGCAAAGAAGCTGGCGCTGCCCGATATGTTCATTCCCTTTGGCACAGCAGTTGACCCTGAAGAATCTGTTGGCATCTTGCTGGGGTGAGCAATGAACCAGATATGAACATCGTTTGCTCTGGCGAAGGCAACTAACCGTGTAAGCAGATCATTAATACTTTGGTGCTCATTGTCTGAGGATGTCTGCTGTGCGATGTAATTGTACGGGTCAATGACTAATCCCCTCACACCCATTCTCATGACGGCTTGTTGTGCTCGATCCAATACCGAGTCAATAGTGACTAACTCACCTGACCTCTGCTCAAGGAACATCCAATGATTGTGTATGTATTGCAAGGCATTGTCAGCTTCCTCCTTGCTCATCCGACCGTTTGGCCCATCAAAAAAAGGTTTGCCCACAATCTTTTCTGCAAGCTTGGCTATGTGCAAGGGCGGTGGATTTTCAAAGCTGGCAACTGCGAACTTCCAATCATACTGACGAGCCAAGTTAACCATTATCTGGTCAATAAACTCTGACTTACCTGACCCCGGAACCCCAGTAATCACAGACAGTTGACCCTGTACCACCGTGAACAACTCGTCCACGATGGGTATTCCTGTTGATAGCCCGCCAATGACACCGTTCGTATACAGATGATTGACCTCGCTCTTGTAATCATCAACGGTATATACCCCTTCCAGTGGCATGGGCTCTGCGTCGAGGACAATCTCTACGATTTTTTCCGACCCATGCTTTTGGAGGACATCGTTCATGTCCTTCGAGCCCTCGGGGTAAGTAACCTGATAACACTTTGCCCTACCTATTCTTCTTGCCAACTCTTCCCTTAACGCTTCTCCCGCCTCATCATTATCGGTTGCCAATATAATCTTGTCGGCAGACTTCATGACTGACTTAGCTTCCCAGACGTAATTAAATTTATTGTCTTCCGTGGGATCGATTCTTCGATTGGCAACCCTCTGCGGAGCACCATTCGGTACGCTTAGTATACCTATTTGCTCGTCAATAACAGAAGAAGCCACAGATAAACAGTCTATCTCGCCCTCACAAACGACCACCGTTTTAGGCTCCAACTTCTTGGCTAACTCTACGCCCCAGAAAGTTCTTGCAGCTCCATCTTGAGTAAACCTCTTGTCGTTCAGAGGTCTCCATTTAACAGCCTCTCGCTCGCCATAAACAAACCCTATGGCGGGCACTTCCCCTGCATCCAACTCGCCCTTAGCATTGAAGTAACGCTTACCTGTGACGATCTTAAACCTGTCCTTAATTTTTTCGTAATCAATACCTCTTCCTCCTAGATACTGACCGATGATACCGTCATCACTTTCTTTAGGTACGCTGATGGCCGTCACCTTTTTTGGCCGATCAATGTACATTGGTTTAGATTCCCCCCGCTTACCAGATATCTCGCAGTGATGGCAGAGAAACACCACGCCATCATCCTTGAATGACACGCTGAGAGTTCTTTCTCTTTGGTTAGATTTTTTCCTGCTTGGTGTGCAGACGGGGCAAATATATCTGCCCTCTTGGGTTATTGTCTTTAAAAAATTATCTAAAACTTCTTGTTGCATACACTTACCTTCCCATGTTAGCTTCTTAAAATCCCCGAAGGGGCCACACACTTAGTAGGCTACTTAGCTAAGAAACCTACTAACTTAAAAAAATAAGTAGACTACTTAGTCTTAGTAACCTACTAAGTGTCTGATAATATTTCTTGCCATCTTCTCCCTCCTAATCCCTTCATGCTTGATTGCTGAGAATACCATCCGCTTAATCTCATCAGCATCTATGCCGAACTTCTCTACCAACTCGTTATGATTTTCGTTGGCAAAAAACTCTATCGCATCTATACGCTTGTCTTCATCTCTGGCAAACAAATCTAGTATCGCTCGGTTCAAGATTCGTCCCTCGACTGATCGATTGAAGTAACGAGTATTTCTGCCCTTGGATTCTCTTTGTCCAATCCCCATTCGATCACCTTCCGTCTAACCTGTCTGTCGTTCTTGTAAATAAACCCTTGCATGCAATCCAGAATGACGCTCTCGTCAAGATCTGGTCTCCGCGAGGAGTAATAAATTTTAATCGTTGCCTCAAGGTCACCCTCTAACATTGAGTTACCCATCTGTGGGCATTGTTCTTCGAAACTTTTCACATAAGCCAACGCCTTTGCGCTCTTGATAAAGGCCGGCCTGCCCTTGATGGTTACTAGTCTGCGACTGTTTGCTTTGCTCGCCGGCTCTCCGTTGATGATAAAAAAAATACTTGTCATGCTACAGAAAATACCTTATATTCGATTGTCCTTGAGTGACAGGACAATACATGATGAGCAAAATAAGTCAATGGTTGATTGACAAAGAAGAGAAAGGAATTAGTTATTATGACGAAAGACAGCGAAGATATATTGATCGAGCGAGTACCTCTGCCAGAGGTTCGCAAGAGCGAGAAGTTAGAGCCAAAAATTTTAGACGCAATCATGAATCTAGAACCTGAAGAAAGCTTTTTCATTAAGACCGATGATGAGGATCATCTCATCCGAAAGATTAGCACGCTCAGGCAACGGGTGCATCGAATCCAGTTAGATAATCCGGATAAAAGATTCACGGTCAGGAAAAGAAGAGAGGCCGACAAGGGCAATGGAATAAGAATTTACAGGTTGCCAAATGAAAATAACGAACCAGCATAATCTGCCAGAGGTTGTCTTTAACGCTCTGACCTTTAGTGACTACACTAAGGGAGACAGTTTGCTGTCAGTCACTCAGCTAATTGACAGCCCAAGAGTAAGCCAGTTACAACGTCAACATGACGATGAGATTGAGCAGGATGCTGTTGACTTTCTTTGGTCACGATTCGGCACTTCAGTTCATCAAATGTTCGAGGCCGCTGTGCATGGCGCAGACTGTATCTCGGAAGAAAGGTTATTCGCAGAAGTAAACGGCTGGAAGATTAGCGGGGCGATTGATCTGCAACACCTGACGCACGATGGAGTAATCGTTAGCGATTACAAAGTCACAAGCGTTTGGTCAGTGATCAACGACAAGCAGGAGTGGCACAAACAGTTAAACTGTTACGCTTGGATGGTACGTCACGCTAAACAATTACCTGTCAAACAGTTAAGGATTATTGCAATCCTCCGTGATTGGTCTAGGCGAAAAGCTGAAGAGGGTGGAAACTATCCAGACTCACCAATCAAAATGATCACAATACCTATGTGGTCAGAATCAGATCAGGACAATTACGTTCAAGAGCGAGTTGCCCTACATCAAGAAGCAGACTTTGAATTTGCAACAGGAGGCGAGCTTCCCAAGTGTGACGCTCATGAGCGGTGGGATAAGCCAACAGTCTTTGCGGTTCAAAAGAAAGGGAGAGTCAGAGCAATCAAGCTGCACACCGTCGAAAACGATGCGGTTGCTCATGCAGAATCCCTTGGTGCTGGACACTTTGTGGATAAGCGAACCGGCGAAAGCACCCGCTGTTTGCAAAACTGGTGTCGAGTCAACGAGTGGTGCGAACAATGGAAGGAAAGTAAACGTGAAAAAGCGAATCAAAAGTAAAGGCCCAATCTCAACTCAAGAGGATGTCGATGCTCATCGTGAGCTTGGAAGGATGCAGCTTGAAGAGCAATTGTACGAGCCGAAAGAAGAGATTGAAGGGGTAGATACCAAGGAGCTAGAGAGTCAGAGACAAAGGCTACTCAAAGGTCTGGGCAAACTACAGATCAATCACATGATGTTAATTCGCGGCAGCGACAGGCCCGTATTTTACAAATGGAAAAGTCAACATCCTCGGATGAAGTTTGTCACCAAGACTGCAGGAATCCCTGTTGTGGTTAATGCAATTATGAAGCTTGATACATTGAAGATGCCCAAGCCAACTCACAAAGATACCTTCGTTATAGTGAAGAGGATTGCATGATAACTGATGACGATTTTTACAGGAAGATGATAGGTCTTTGGCAGCTAACAAAGATACCTATGCTGAAAGCATCTGTCGCTGGAGATCAAATAGGATTTACATGGCAACATGGATTCGCTGAAAGACCAACAGTCTCTCTGCCAATCAGCATGTTCGCAAAACTAGAACCTGTCGAGCTGATGGAAATTGTCGAGAACGCTATATACGAACGGCATGGTATTTATGCCAAGCAATGGCGCAATGATTTCCGTGGCTTTTCAAAAAACCCATTAACCTAAGGGGTATTTATGCCGACTTATAAAGAAGTCTGGGAGAATTTGAGAGCAGTCAACTGTTCCAACAACATCCAAAAAAAGAATGGGCTTAGCTATCTGAGCTGGACTTGGGCATGGTCTGCCATCATGGAGGAATATCCAGAGGCTACCTATCGCTTTCTAGACAACGAGATACACGGAGATGGCACCGTAACTGTTCACTGCACAATAAGTATTGGTGAGCTAGAGAGAACGATGTGGCTGCCTGTCATGTCTGGGTTCAAGAATGCGGCAGTCTCAAATCCTAGCGCAAGAGACATTGGTGACTCAAAGATGAGGTGCCTAGTTAAGTGCATGGCAATGTTTGGGCTTGGTCATTACATCTATGCAGGAGAAGACTTGCCGCCAGACAGCAACGTAAATCCTGATCCAGTCAAGAAAAAGGCTGTGAAGGAAGTGATAGATCAGGATCAGAACGTCAAGACTGAGACGCTTGATGAAGCTGTTGAGCAAGCTATGGAAGGAGCTATGTCTGAGAAGGATGCTCAGGGATACATCAATCTCACACTTGGTTTTGCCAATGAAACTAAAACCGTTGCAGGACTCAAGTCTTTGCACACCGAAAACAAAAAGGTCTTGGACGGTATCAAGGCATCTCATCCAGAGATCTACAAAGATTATGTTGCGAAGTTCAAAGCGCGACGAGCAGAAGTTCAAACAATAGAGGAAGGAAAATGAGCAATAGTAACGTAGCGAAGGGCGAAGCATTCTACCTGAACAACAACTCACGGAAGAATGCAGACAACCATCCAGACTTTGTCGGCAAGTTGATGATCACTCAAGATCAGCTGCAAGCCTTGATCACTATTCACGAACAGGCTCGTGAGCAAAATCGACAACCCATTTTACAAGTTGATGTTAGCGGGTGGAAAGGGAAGAGCAAGAATGACGGAACACCTTATCTATACTGCAAGCATGAGGTTTATTCTGGGCCACGAAAAGACCCTTCTCAGAGATCAGCACCTCGTCCCGCAACATCGGATGACGACTGGTTATGATTGAGTACCACATACATCCTCTAAGTCACGACGAAGTCATGGATCTTATGAGATTGCTGGCAAAGATCGATGACACAAGGATGGATGAGGTTACGCATTTGGTAAAGAATGCTGATCTGGGCGTGAAAATTATTGTCGATAAGACTAAGAAGAAGCGCACTCGTCAGCAGGAAAACTACTACCACAAGTGGGTCACTGAGTTCGGTAAGTTCTGTGGCATGACTCACGACGAGATGCATGAGGAAATGTTATGCCGAGCCTATGGTTCAGAAGAAGTAAACACTAGGCTTGGATTCAAACGCAGACCGTTGAAAAGATCTAGCCAAGCTAATAGAGCCAAGTACGCAGAGCTTATCGACACATTAATTATCACGGCTGCAGAACTAGGGTTTGCAGTTCCAGAACCAAAAGGGGATGACGATGAAAGATAAACTGAACAAAGTAGAGTGGACAGGATGGGCAATGGTTACTGCATTCTGTTTGGGTTTAATTTTTGGCGCAATAATAGCGTAATGGAAACCAGACAAGAGGAGATGCGGGATCAGGTTGCTGCTTTTCATAGGCAGCATCCTGAAGTCTGGCGCTTGTTTTGTGGGTTTACATTTGAAATGATTCATCGAGGGTACAAGAATTATTCAGTCAATGCTGTGTTTGAAAGGATACGGTGGGAGATTGACTCAGGTGGAGACGGAACGAACAGCTTCAAGCTTAACAATAACTACAGAGCTTTTTATTCCAGAAGATTTATGAACATGTATCCAGAGTACAATGGATTCTTTAGGACGAGGCAACAACCATCCGAGGACAGATCAGCAACCAATCTCCCAGAATTAACGCCTAAAGATTATGAGTATCAAAATGCTAATGGGTAAACGACATGGACACAGCAGGGTTCGTATTGTTTGGAACAGCGTGGTGGGTGGCTAAAACTTTTGGAGCTGAATACGCAGCAGCTTACTATGTGTTTGGTATTTGCTGTGTAATATTCTTGTGGAAAAGGATGATTGATGGACAAGAAGACAATGGTCATTATTGACCAAGATGAAGTGGATGAAGCGATCAACATGCTTGACCGGATCTACACTGAGCTGAGAGGTATCAACGAGAGCTTTGCCAAGATTGTTGATATGGTAGAGGAAGAGCGAGGTAAGGATTGAAGACTTCAAAGATAAGGAAATCAGCGAAAGGCAAGATGTGTAGCCTGCAGATTTACCCTTACTGCAACAACAACACAGAGACTACTGTCTTAGCTCACTTGCCAAGCATGGCAAAAGGAATGTCCATTAAGTCGCCAGATTATCTTGCAGTGTATGCTTGCTCAAGCTGCCATGATCTTATCGATGGCAGAATGCATGTAACAAACATAAGCAAAGAAGAGCTACTTCGCTGTCAGATGAGGGGCTTAGAAAGAACGTGGGGCCAATTGATTACTGAAGGACTAATAAATATTACTTAGTCCTGCCCACCTTGTAGTCATAAGCTTTGTTAAACCTGTTGTATATCGAGTTCATCTTATCGTAAATTTCTTCTTCAGCCTTTCCATACTTTAGTGCGTTTGCTGGAGATCTAGCTGCCAATTCTTTTAGCTTATTACGTTGTTGCCTTAAAGATCTTAATTGTTTTTCTGCGATCTCAAGATCTCTTAGCGTCCTCAAGTAATCAGCGTTGCTCCTTCTGTACGCTAATCTTTCTGATCCTTTTAACGCTTCAAGTCTAGCTTCTTTTTGTTCAAGCTTAACCTTCCTCTCATAAAAGTCTGACATGCTTGCTCTTTCATTAGGCTCGCCTTTTATTCTTCTGATGAAAGGCATCTCTCTAACTTCTAAGTCCTCTCCCTTTTGCCACTTTTCAATAGCATTAAGATTTCTTGTGAAAAAACTTCCAGCTCCACCAAACATAAACTCTGCTAAATGTTCTAAAACATCCGGAGAAATATCTACAGCTCCGGGTTCTTGTTCATTTCCACCTGTCAATGAGTTTGCAAGATTGGCCATCCATCTGAACGGAGTCTTTGTTGTTGACATAGACAGTTGAGATTCTGGAACCTGAGTCCCTGTCGGAAAATTTTCTCGATATATAGGAGAGCCAAAGAAGTTTTCATTCTTAGCTATTTCTACAAATGGCTGCGTAATTGTTGGCGCAGGAGATGAAAATTCTACCGGAGAAAATGAACCTAAGAAGGCGCTGGTTATATTTGACGTTGCCTTCATTGGTGACATGTGACCGTTGCTCATCTCGAAAACATTCTGCCCAAGAACATGGAAAACGTTGTACCCATACGGCAGCGGTATAGTGTAGTAATCCTTGCCGTCTTCGGCCATAACAACGATGTTTCTTTCTTTGATGTAGTTTGGAATCTCTGAGTAATAAGACCTTCCGGTCTCTGGGTTCTCTTCGCTTTCTTCTTCTGCTCTTAATGCAGACAGAGCACCAAACATAATCAAGGATGTAACAGCACCCTGTTTAACTCGACTAGCCTCAGGACTAAACGGATTCATCTTAGGCCCGAACAACCCTCTTGCAAAATTTGCAGTGCCTTGAACGCTAGCATTGAAGAATAAATATATAGCGTTGATCAAGTCTCCAGCGTTACCTTTACGGTTAAAGTTAATCGTTAAGTTCTTAGCAAGAGAAGCTGCCTGAGCAACAGCCTCAGATCTAGGAACTCCTGCGTTAAGCAGCTCATCTCTTGAGGCTTTAAACGTAGACAGTCGAACAGCATTCTCAACAGCAGCATTAGAGTCTTCAACAAACTGCATTACATTTTGAAATCTTCTTTGGAAGTTTCCTTTAAACGTTCCGTTAGCCATTTCAATCATTGACTGAACTGTTTTGAATTGATCCTCTGGACTTCTAGAATGAAACCAATCTGCCTTGGCACCAGCTTCCATAAACTCTTTGAAGTCAGCCTGATCCTTAGGACTCATCCCAAAAAGATTACCTTTAAACGTGCCGTCTTTAGTGGAGTACCTTCTTGATCCTTTGTAAAACGTACCCATAGAAGGAATAACATCTTTCAAAACTTTAGCTACAAGCTTTTGGTCTTTAGCCTTACCCATTGACATGTCTTGCTCGCCAAGGATGTTGAACACTGCTGTCTGAACATCGCGGGAGAAGTTGCCAATAACAAATTCAGGGTTGAGCGAGGTGTTAACCATAGAAAGGAATCGATTAACAACGCCAAACTTGCGGATAATATTGTCTGCAGTCCCGCCATCCATACCAAGTATGGCATCTCTTAATCTTTTATCTGCAAGCTCGACGTAAACTTGCTTACCATCTAGCTTAATGCCAATAAGATCTTGATCAAATCCGGGGCCAAGGTTGTCTCGCTTAAGCACAATCTTTTGTATGTAATCTTTCTTGTCTGCGCCCTTTGGTATTTCGTTGAATGCCTGACCTTGTAAGTCTTTATCATTGCCAACATAAGTAAATTTCTTTTCAAAGGCTCGCATGTACCTTGGATCTTCTGGAGAGATAACCCTCCAAAAATCTTCGTCAGGATTGTTGCGTATCAAATCGACTAGGCGCTCACCAAACTGCTTGTTCTTCACTCCTCTAGCCATTGCGCGTTCAGCATTTAATAAGACATGTCCCAAGGGGGATTGAGCCGCTGACTCTCTCCCCATCGCCCTGAGAAACTCTTTGCCCTTAGTGCTTATACTGCTTCCTATAATTGCAGTTTCAGCGTAATCATCTTCAATGTCTTTTCCTCTTAAGGGGGCATAATATTTGTAAGCCGTTCTGATTGCTTCAGCAGAATCGTTATCTAACAAGCCTCCTTCGACTGTGAATCCTATTGTGTCATTCACTATGGCATCGACATCTGCCGCAACGTCCATAAGGCGTTTAGCTCTAGCGTTACCTCCAGTCCAAGTTCCAGTAGCATCATCCCAGTCCATGTCATAACGCTCTTTCATTTTGCGTTTAACAAAACTGTTAGTAAGGGTTTGACCTGTCTTAAGCTTTCCAGATCCGGGATTGATCTCGACATCTCTTTGATTGTCACGGGCTGCAATTTTTTGATTGCGCTCTATGGCATGGCGAAGAATAAGAAACTCATCAACTTCATCCAGACTGTATCCTGAGTCAGCAATTTTCTTTGCTAAAGGTTTCTTTTTTTCCTCTTGGAAATTACGCATCTTGTTTCCAAGAATGCCGGCAATAGATTCTTCTCCGATATATGCAGACTCTTTTGCACTAAGGGGTTTCAACCCTAAGCTCTGTCTGTATTTGTTTATCTTTGCTTCGGCATCTTTAAGCCCAACGAGCTTGTCGGCAACCTGATAGATAAATTTGTCACCGAAAGAGTAGCCTTTTGTTTGAAGACTAAAAGGTTCGCCAAGTATTTCTTGATCAATAAGTGCTTCTTGCACCTCTGGAGAGTTATCCACAGAGTGCATAATAGTTCCCGGAGGGCTTCTTTCTCCGAAGGCAGCAGCAACTTCAGATGCTGTGCGACGACGAGATTCAACAACCTCATCCTGTTGCATACTCTCATCTGGCTTTACTGCGTTTTCTTTTGGCTTGTATCTTTCATTGATCTCTTGGTTTTCTGTCCAGCCATACCTTTCTGAGAAGTCTTTATCGACTGCATCAATTCTGGGCTGTAACCTACGGATGATATCTTCAACCCTTCGCTGTAGATCGGGTGAGATTTCTCCAAGACTTTCGATATAACTTTCGCCATTTTTATTTACCTTCCAATCGTTACCTAAGTATCCAGCTTGAGCGGCGAACCTTCCCGCTGTGGCTGACTCTCCGTTAGCAAACTCCATGTTGGTTAATGCTTTGATAACCATGTTGTTAAAGTCATTGTTATCGACTTCTAAGTAATCAAAGTTTATTAGCCTAGCTCCTGAGTCTGACCCTATGGGGTTATACTCTCCGTGACCAGAATACTCTTTCATTATCTCAGCAAGATTTGCAGTCTCTTCTTCAGTAAACGGCCTGCCAATATCTATCTCAATACCGTTAAGATCACCTTTCCTTAAACCCTTATCGTAAAATGGTCGATGATATCCAACGCCATCCTGTTTCATAAGCACGCCACGAACCGCAGCGTAAGCTTTTATTAAGTCTTCTGACGAAGGTTCTATCTCAAAGGCAGGTGCATTAACTTTGTATCTTTTAGGAGAGACTACTTGCGTTTGAGTGCCCGGAGAAACCCTGTCCTCAAAATATCCCGGAGCTTCAAAATCTCCCGGAGAAAGAACCCCAAGCTCAAGAGCAGCAATATCATTGCCCTCTTCGTTAAGGAATGCCTTCGATATTTGCACATGATAATCTTGTAACTCTGGATATTGAGCATCAAATATCTCCCTAAGGTGACCAGATGTAGCTCCCGGAATGCTTTCCCAGCTTACCTGTGCAAGGTTATTCCTAGCAGCATCGCTGTAATCAAACTTAGCTTGATCCTTTTCTGCGCCTGTCGGATCATACTTCATGGCCTCATTAAGCCATGTCTGTCTATGCTTTTCTGGATCTAAAAGAACCCTTGTTTTCTTCTTGGTCTTTGGATCTACCTCATACTTCATGTACCCCTTTCGTTGAGATATCTTTTCCGTCTTGGCCTTGACCATCTTGTTTTCAGTACGCGCTTTCATAGCAACCCATACTGCAGCCTGAACCTGTTGAGGTTCCCAGCCCAATTCATTAGCCAGACTTTTTACTTCATTCTCAACGAAGGTATATTGAGCATCTGTTGGTGAGTCGCCCATAAAACCAAAGGCTCTCATCATCCATATGTCTGTAGTTACGCCTTGCTCGATAGTGGCATCAATCTCTCGCATGACGTTGTTGTAGAAGTTGTTTGTCTTCCTACCTTCCCATTCCCCGCCAGCAAATACATCCTCTAACGCCTTACTCATCCAACCGGGATACATGCCCGTCTTGATTGGTTGACCTGCACGGTTCTGATAATAAGCTTGAACGGCATAGTTAAAGTTGCTTGGTACAGGAGTTTGCGGAGATGTAATTGCTATTGCTTGAGCAAGTTTATTTGCCTCTTCCCTGTTACCGCCTGTGATGTTTAGCAAAGCTTTTCCACTTTGCTCATACCAGAACCGGCCACCTTCTCCCTCTTCTGCCAAGCCTTTTATAGATCTTCTGAGGGCTCCTAACTTTTGAGGCGTATTAAGTTCTTTGGGTGCGCCAACATACTGACCAGTCTTAGTTCTCTTAAGATCTTTTTTCTTTGAGAATAAGATGTCGTCTTCGTATTCGTAACCTTGAGGAACTCCTGATGGATCATACTGAGCGTAGACACCCTTAATATCTGAGGGTTTAAAGACTGCAATTCCAGTAGACCCAAGAGGCCCAAGAGTGTCACCATCAGCAAACTCGTTAGAAAGTTCTTCGTTTAGTCCGTATTCATAGTCAACGTAGGAATCGTATCCTGCGCTGCGAATAAATGGAGCCAACTGTTCTAGCTCTGCAAAAGCAACTTCTCTTGGGTTTGCAAAAATATCTTCTACTATAGATGAAAGCTGATCTCTTCTAACTTCCATGATAGATTTTTTAGTAGCAACATCATCAGGATCATAAGACATTTTAGCCATTTGGTTGCTTACATATTCCTCGTAATAAGGATTGGAGAGATTGTCTATCTCATCTTGCAAAACCTGAAGCTCGTCTTCGGGGTCTCGTTCTCTAGAAATTTTTCCTGCGTCAAAAGATTTTCCTTTCCTCAGGTAAACGGGATAGACAGCGGGACTTTCATCTGATTTTAGAAACGCACTCCCGTATTCATCGCTCCTTGAAAATCGATTTGCAAAATCTACGTTTGAAGTAAAATGACCAGCTATTAAATTATCAGTACCTCCCATGCTAGCGGTGACGTTAGAAAGGTCGCTTCTGAATTTTTTAATATCCCCTGCTACAGTCCCATGATAATAAGGAGTCTCAGTGTCAAAGCCTTGCTCTGCTGCTCTATCTCTTTGCCTTGAAGCAGCTATCTCTTCCTCTCCAGTTTGCGGAGTAAGATTCCTAACATCGCGGTACAGGCCTATACCCCTTTCGGGAACAGCGCCTAACTTTTTCTCTGTAGACTTAAGCGTTCTTATTTGATCTCTTTCTCTTGAGCCAACTTCTCCCTTCTCAAGCCTAGACAAAACATCATCGAAGCTTTGGAATCCGGTTCCGTTAAGAGCGTTGCCTGTTTTCTCAAAGAAGTTATACATCCTATCGACTAAAGTCTTAGGCTTCCCAGTAACAAACTTCTTATCTTTTCGCGCATACCTAATAAGCTCGGCAACAGCTTCTTCCATCTGGCCAACAGCAGATAAGTTTTCATATCTTGATTGAACATCATTGAAGAACGTAACGTTTCCAGTTCCCGGAACAGCTTTTTTTCTTGCTAAATTTTCTAGCAAGCGCCATTCTTTATCTGTCCACAAGTCTAAGTTCCTAACGCCATGAACAACCTCATGGTTTAAGATGTCAGCTAATGCTTCTCTTCTGGACTCTGGCGTTTGATCTCTAGCTGTTTGTTTAATCCTATCGAGAGCAAGAAAAACAGTGTTTGCCCTTGGCTTATAGTAGCCCTCAACATTTGGATCAGCTCTTTCTTCTGGTTTTCCGGTAAGGATTACCTCGCCTTCTCTAGTAACAGGGCCAATCTTTAACTCGTCGAGAACCCTAACTCGGATGTCATCTAAACCCATGCCCCTTAAGTCTTCACTAAGAAGCTTTTCTAATTGGGCAGCATCCTCTGAGACTGTTTCTTTATATGGCTTAATTTCTGGCTGGTATTGCTCTGGAGATGGCAATGCTGTGCGAGTAGCAACTTCGTCTTTGTCATTGATTAGGCCAGTGTTCTTCATTGCCTTTTGTAAATCAGAAGCAACTTTTCTCACACGCTTAGTTGAACCAATGTCGCCAAGCTGGCTTTCAATGTTTTCAACAGTGCCATCACCAGTCTCAGTAACGTACTGAACGGCTGCGTTGTATTGTCCTTGGGTATAAGTCTTTGGTCTAAAGTCAGGAAGAGCTGCCGGCTCCGGAACTACAGGAAGTTTTTTAACCTCTTGAACAAGATACATTCGCTGAGAAGGAGTCATCTTGCTTACATCAGGTTCATTAACAATCTTCTCAAACAAGTACTTAACTTCAGGACTGTTGACATCAGAGACTATGTTTTTTTCATTCAGCACAGTAGACACTTGGTCTAATGTTTGTTTTTGATCCTGATACTCCTGCCTGCTTTGCGCTAAACGAGCGCCAACAGTACCGAAGTTTTCTATTGTCTCGGTCATATCTGGCGCATTAACGCCAAGCAATACATCAAAAACGTTTGAATATTTGTCGCCCAATACTTGTCTAGCTTCTTCTAGCGTAAACTCTTGGACTTCGGGAAGGCCTTGCTTTCTTCTTTCAAGGTTTAATTCTTGAGCTGCAGTCAGATTCGACAGGTCTCGGTAAAGTTTTTTACCTCTGTCTGTGTATGGCGGGACTCCATACTGAAGAACATGGAGCTGATCTATTGTCTTATCTTCTTGATACGGAGCCTTTGGGGACTGAGTTGTCCCGGCTGCTTCGTTAAGCACTCCAGAAGTAACAGTAAAACGCTTGGGTCTATTTAATCTTTGACCAATAACATACAAGCTTTCTGCTTGCTCAGGTGTATACGCCTGCGGAGCAAGATCTAAAGAGTCTATTACGGCTCCGTTAACCTTCCTATTAATCAGCTCTTGATTAAGATTTGCCATCAAATGAATAGCAGATTCTCTTTCTTGTTCTGGCTGACCAAACTGTTGGCCTGTTTCGGAATGAACAACCTTAAATACTGAGCCGTCAGGAAGCTTCTCTTCGACAATATCAAACTTACCTGACTCAGGAAAAACTCCACTTTTTTGAATAGCGGCTCTTGCTAACTGGCTAGCATAATCTGCAGCCCTATTAACCATGTTTGTTTTTCTGCCTGAGTAAGGCTGTGTAGAATCGAATTGAACTTGATCTTGATCAAACGTTTCCATGCCGCTCATTAGCGGAGTGGATGCTTTTACAGCGTCTTCTTCTGCTAGCCGTTTAGCTTGTTCGGCTCTGTCATAAAGCTCTTGAGAAGCAGCGGCTTCTTCGTCTCGAAAAACTTGCTCTCGTTCTCTTTCAGCTTCAAGAACAGCTCTTGATCTACGGCGGTTAACGCCGTTAGTCATAGCATCTAATAGCGCACCTGCACCTGCGCCTACAGTAAAGTCATCCCACAAAGATTCAGTGTAGTTAACGTTGTCAGAATAGACTCCGTCCTCGATGGCATTCTGCATTAAACTAGCAGCCACCTCTTGAGTTCCTTCTATACCGCCAGTTCTCAATGCGCTAGTCACAGCATTGAATGCTTCTTCATTCTTCTGGGGGTTTCTAAATCTTCTAATTTTTTTTAAAACTTCAAGAGGAGCAATAGCTTCCGTTGCACCAACCAATCCTCCAAGAGCTATGGCCAGATCTTCTTGATCAGCGGATACGTCCTCTCCTCTAGCTCTGGCAGCGGCTATCCTATCAGCTTGCTCAGAAGCACCCGTGCCTACACCGGCAGTAGTGGCACCGGCAGTGGTCGCTATCCGTTGAGCCCTTGCTGCTCCGCCAAGAGCTTTAGCTCCCACGC